CGATAGCTGTCCGCGCGGTGCATCCCGTCCAGCGTCTCGGCGGTTTCGGGTGATGCTTCGGGGCCGTCGGGGCGGAAGTCGGGGACGATGCGGTTTTCGCGGTAGTCGGCTTCGATCTTGCCCGCGCTCTTGCGGAGCTTGTCGCTTTCGACCTTGATGGCGTGCTCGAACTGCTCGCCCCATTCGCCGTCCCACTGCGCGCCGGGGATGGTGAGAAAGCGGCGGGCGTTGAGGGAAAGCGCGCGGACTTCCTGCTGATCCTGCGACACCTCGTCGAAACGGGCCATGGCGCGGCGATGCACCTTGTCGAGCCGTTCCGCTTCCTGCGCGGTCAGCTCGTCCTCGTCGATCTCGGTTTCGTATTCGGCCATGCGGCACGATTTACCGCGCCGTGCAAGGGGTGCGCTATTCCGCTTCCCTAGCGGCCATCCCACACGCGGTAGATGATCGGCTCATTGGTGTGCTTCGGCACCCAGAACTTCCACCAGCGCCAAGCCGGGTTGCGCTGCATCACGCCTTCGACGGTGAACGTGTCGCCGGGGTTGAGCGTGCCCGGTTTGAGCGGCACGGTAAGCTGTTCGCGGGTCAGGTGCTTCATTGTTTGACCATAACGGCGCAGGCTTCTTCAAACCCGCGCACATCGGCATCTGTCAGCAAATGCGTAGAAATGCGGAAATTGACCGGCCCAACACCATACTCGTCGTGATACGCCGCCACCAAAGCATCGCCGCCAGACGCTGCGTCAAAGTCATAGAACCCCTGCATTGGCGGCTCACAGATAGCGGTATAGTCGGGGGTCAAATTGCGCGGATAGCCAGTCCGGAAAACCTCGAACACAGCTTCGGAAACGTGCTGAAACTTTGCCATACCTCTCCCCTACCACACTCCGTCACCGCGAGAAAGCCGTAACCGTCGCGGGGATGGCGTAGGTGCCGCCATGCCGCTTCTCGGCGCGCTGGAATTGCACGTCGTGCATCGCGTCGAACATCGGATCAAGCTGATCGTCGTTCGCGCCGGACGGGAAGGTCTCGCACTCGCCCACGAAATCCGCCAGCCAAGGTGTCCACGCGGGCAACAGCACGTTCCCGCTCTCGATGAAGGGCGCTGCGTCATAGGCACGGCTCACCTTGTCGCGGTTGCGCTTGACCGGCAGGACAGCAATGCCCTCGCGCCGCAAGGTCTGGATCAGGCCGGTGCCGCTCACCTTGTCCTCGACCTTCATCGAACGCAGCTTCGGCCCGAACCGCTCACGGCAGGACAGCCAGAACGAGCGCGCCTCGGCCAGCAGTTCCGGCGCTTCCCATTTCCCGCGCCGCAGATCGACGAGAATGGCCTGTCCGGTGACTGACCGCCCCCACAGCTCGAAAACGCTGTAGTCGTGCTCCTGCCCCGTTTTCTGCGCCGTGTCGGCATAGATCGCCAGCCATTCCAGTTCCGGCAGCGTCTCGTATTGCCCGAACCACTGGCCCTTGATGATCCCGCCACCGCGCGGGGAAGGGCGCTGCTGCAACTGGCCAGCGACGGCATAGGAACCCATCGACTGTTCAAGCTCGACAACCTGCGCCTCGCTGAACCGCTCGGGGAACATCAATTCGCCCGCCTGCGTGCGCGGATCGCCCTTGCCGAACACCCACTTGGAACGCCCCGGCTCGTAGCGCATCGGGATGCAGAGGTGATCGTAACCCAGCGCGATGGCGGCGGCGGAAACGTCGGCCTCGTTCAATCGCTGCATGATGATGACGATAGCGGACTGGTCGCTGTTCACGCGGGTTGGCAGCGCCTCGCGGAAGGTTAGCAGATCGGCCTCCAGCTTGGCGCGGCTGTTCGCATCGTCCACGCTGTGCGGATCGTCGAGCAGCACCCTATCCCCGCGCGAGCCGGTCATGCTGGTGAACGCCATGGCCTCGCGGAAGCCGGTTGCGTCGTTCTCGAATTTCAGTTTCGAGTTCTGATCGCTCGTCAGCACGGTCGGCCAACGCTCCTGGAACCACGCGGACTGGATCAGGCGGCGGCACTTCATGTTGTCGCGCACGGCCAGCTCCTGCTTGTGCGCGGTGGCGATGAAGCGCAGATCGGGACGAGCGAGCGGCCCCCATTCCCACGCCGGCCAGATCACGCCAGTCAGCAGCGACTTCATGCTGCCGGGGGGGACATTCATCAGCAGGCGGCGGCTTTCGCCACGGCTGACAGCCTCAAGGTGCGCGCAGATCAGATCCAGCACCCAGCCCCATTTGAGCGGGGTGGCAGGCTCCAGCACGTGCCACGCTTCCTTGGCGAACTCGGCGAGCGAGCGCTTGCATAGCTCCTTTTCGCAGGCCAGAATGTCGGCTTGGGTCAGTTGCACGGCGGGATGGTCATTCGCAAACAGTCTGCCATTTGCATTGCCCGCTGGTGCAGATGTAGCGGGGTTGGCACTGGCGCGTCCCGATGGGCGGGATGGTGGGCGTAGGAATGGGCCGGATCGTCGGCGCGGGGATCGGCGGGATTTCCGGCGGGCGCGGGGGCGGAATGTCGAGCGCGCTGCGGCAGATCGGCACCTGAACGCATTTGCCAGTCGAACAGTCCCACTTCCAGACGCATTGCGCGCTCGCTGGGCTTGCCGCGATGATCGCCGCGACTGCAATGATGAAACGCTTCATTCTGTCTCTCCCTTGGCTTTTGCTGCCGTCGGGTTGTGTGGCACATTGCTCACTTTTTTTCGACTGTTGATCGCGCGGCCAGAACTTCCTTGAGCGCCGCATCGGACAGCAGCGATGCGTCCAGCGTCACGGTCGTTGCGGGCAGCGGGTTGTCAGGATCGGAGCCGAGAAGCGTCTTGTCGCTGTATCGCTTGTCCCACTTGGCCAGCAGCTTGAGGTCGGTTTCCACGATCAGCCTGTCCCGCTGCACGTCGCCGCTGCTGCCGTCGCCGCCCCGCGCGACATCCCGAACGCGGGTTGCGATCACGTCATGGCCGCATTCCCGCGCGCGCGCGAAGTCGCCATCAAATTCGGGATCGGCGCGACGCCAGTTATTGACCGCACTCATGCACGGCATGGCGGGGTCGCGGCAGATTTGCGCCAGCGGCTCCCCCTCGGCGATGCGCTCAAGGATTGCCGCTTTGATCTCCGGCGTTTCACGTGAGGGCCTGCCCATAGTCCGTCCCTCCTATCCCTTGCGCCCATTGCCGTGCAATTCCGCTTTCCTAGCGCGCAGTCTGGCGAGCTTGTCGTAAGCGGCTTTCTCGGTGATGCCGTGCCGTGCTGCGAAGGTTCGGACGCCGTGGGGGCGGTGCGAGACGCGCTTGAGTTCGCGCTCCAGTTCGGTCGTCCACTTGAGCCTGACGCCGGTGGAACGGTGCCCGCGTGTGACGAGGATTTCGAGCAGGTCGGTCTCGTCGTCGTGGAGGGCGCGGTGTCGGTTGATTTCCTCCAGCAGGCGCATAGCGAGGGGTGCGGGGACGGGGATGGTGCCGGTCATTACAGCATGGCCTCCTGTTTCGGCGGGGTTGGCTTGTCGGGCTGGATGAACAGGTCTGCTTGGCGCTGCGCCTCTTCGATACGGCGGCAAGCGATTTCGAAATACTTCGGCTCGCGTTCGATCCCGATGAACCGCCGCCCCATCTGCACGGCTGCAACGCCGGTGGTGCCGCTGCCCATGAAAGGGTCTAGGCAAATGCCCTCGAATGGCACTACGTTTTCAACGGCCCATTTCATGAGATCGAGCGGTTTTTGCGTCGGGTGCTGGCGATCTGCAGGCGCAGGCCCCGTCCACACCGATTTGACGCAAGCCCCGCCAAACCAAGCGCCCGGCAGCTTTCCATAAAACCCGACTTCAAGCGCGGGCAGAAACAAGTGCTGACCATTCATCACGGTTGGATTGGACTTGACCCAAGCAATCGTTCGGGTGCTGCGACCCGGTAGCGCGTCATAAATCCGCGACAACTGCCGATACTCGCAAAAGGCGAGGACGGTAGGAACGTTGCCACAGAGGCGCAGGCAATCGAAAGCACAGTCGTCAGCACCTTCGCCATCCCACTCACCATAATCCAATTCTCGAAGGCCGCTGCCCTCTTGGCTGATCGCGTAGGGAACATCGGTAACAACCGCGTCCACCTTCCCCAGCGTCGGCAGAATGTCGCGGCAGTCGCCTAAGTAGAGCGTGGCGTTGCCGATGATGACGGGTGCAGTCATTTCTTGAGCGTCCTGATGATGCGGCGTGTTTGGGCGGCGGAGAGTGTGAGGTCGGCTTGTTTGACCTTGGGGTTTGTGGGGGTTGCCATCGCTTCGAGTTTTCGGGCGAGGGCTTTGCGGGCTTGGCTGGGGGTTTGCTTGGGCATGTCTCGTCTCCTTGTGTGTGTCGTCACCGTCCGAAAGGGAATTATATAGATGACTCCCGATCATCTTGACCGCCATCCTTGTGCTGGCGCTTCATCCGCCGCTCGATTTTCTTGGCCTGCTGCCCTTTGTCGGCAGGCCGGAAGGCCAATACGCGGTCGGTCACGGCGTCCAGAATGGCGCGAATGGCATCACTCATGCGATCAGTTCCTTATAGGTCAGGCGGCGTCCGATGGCCGCGTTGAACAGGCTGGCGAGGCGGTCGAGCGTGTGGCGGCTGACGTCACCGTCGCCGAGGCGAAATGCGAACTCGCCGACGTAGCGATGCAGGTGCTTTGGGCTGGCATGATGGTAGACACCGTGAATGCCGCGCTTGAGGACGGCAAAGACACTTTCAATGCCGTTTGTGGTCACATCGCCGCGAACATACTCACCCGCGCCATGATTGATTGTCTCATGCTTGTAGAGCAGCCCGCCGACGCGGCTGTAGATCGCGCTTTCGTCGGTGTGAATTTCCGAGCCGACCTGAACGTGCCGATGTGCGAAGCCGACCGCATTCCGTCCGCTGACGGTGGCGCGCACTTCTGCCTTAACGCGCCCGCTTCCGCGCTCTCGGCCTGCGATGATGGCAGTTTTGCCGACGCCGCCTCGCCCAAGCCGCTTCCGCTTGCTCTCGTGCTTCGCCGCCTCTTTTCCGCCGATGTAGGCCTCGTCGATTTCGACAATTCCAGACAGGTGCGTGGGATCGTTTCCGCAAGCCTCACGCAGGCGCTGGAGCATGAACCAAGCGGTTTTCTGCGTGACCCCGATCTGCTTAGCGAGTTGCAAGCTGCTGATGCCCTTCCGGGCCGTCACGAGCAGATACATCGCGTAGAGCCACTTATTCAACGGCACCTTCGATTTCTCAAAGATTGTGCCGGTCCGAACGGTGAAGTCGAGAAGGCAGGCGTTGCAGCGATAAAAGCCACCCTTACGGGTGCCGATGCGGTGCGCCTCACCGCAGGCTGGGCAGACCGCCCCGGACGGCCAGCGCCGTGCCTCGAAGTAGAGGCGTGCGCTGTCGTTGTCGGGGAACATCTGGAACAGCTCGAAGGTGCTGATGGTAGAGCGCGACATATCAGAGCCTCAACCGTTAGCCGGAGCGTAGCCCGCGCCTTTGAATACGGTCTTGTGACCGCGTTCACGCGCCCGATAGAGCGCGACGTCGAAGTCGATGATCTTTTGTGCGTCGGTGCCGCAATCCAGAATTTCCACAAACGAGTCGTCGCCCCACAGAGCTTCGGTCGCGCGCGCCTTAAGCTCGTCCATATCGTCTCCCGACGCCAGCCAGTTCCCGCTGATCTGATTGAAAGCCACATACGCCATTTCGTATCTCCTTGTTTCTGCGGCACCATCGCCGCTGATGAGAAGATAACTACCCTATTCAAAATCGGGAGTCAAGTATATAATTCCCGTCCGAAATGCTTGAGCCACTGATCGACGTAATCGGGGCGGGGGCGTTCGGGCATCATGCGCCGACCTTGACCTGCTGATGGGCACGGCGGCCCGGTTTGCGATGGTCTTTGCACCGGCGGATCGGTTTGAACTCAACAGCCGTCGAAGGGGTCGTGAACGTAAACGCGGTGCCACAGTCTGCACAGTTTGTGCGCCACACGTTGAGGTGGATGGCTAGGCCATCGGCCCTGACATAGGGCATCGCGTCGATCTTTTCGAAAAGCTGTTCGTTTGCTCCACCTGTCATTTGCCTCACCTCCATTTTCTCACCTTCCTCGCGCTGCATGCCTTGCCCCACCACCCTCCCCCCTTTCAGGGGGGGGAGGTGGTGTGGCAGCATTTCGGGCCTTGTCCGGGCTGATTTTGCCCCACCTGCCACACCTTGCCACACCGGCGATTTTTGAGGTGTGGCAAGCATCATTCGACCCACTTCCCGACCACGACGAACTTGCGCTTCATGCGCTTTTCATCCTCGTCCTCGACCACCCGCAGCACGTCGTTCCGCACCCATTCGCGCAGCAAAACGAGGATACGCTTGCGGTCTTTCGGGTCGCCGTGATCGAGCATGAGAACGTCCGCGACGGCCTTGCCAACCCAGTCTGCGGACTGCTGGTTTTCGCGCCATCGGCCCTTGCCCACTGCATCCTGAACGCGCCGCAGATGCGTTGTGGTGATGCCGTCGAACAGGCTGGGCGGTGTCCACGGACGCAGTGCGCCGACTTCATCAGCGGGGCTCTCTTCAGTGCCGTTGTCGAGCGTGACGCCGATCTTTTCGAACCAACGGGCGCGGCCGGATTTGAGCGACTGGTTGGCCTTGGCGTCGTCATAGCGGACGAATTTGAAGCGCTCGGCGGGGTCGATGCCGATGCTTTCCGCGTCTGCGGTTGTCATGGGCATGAGGGTGGCGGTGATGCGGGTGCTGTTGACGATTGCACCCGCGCCGCGCACGATGTCGGCATTGCCCGCGCCGTTCTCGTTGCCCTTGGTGGTGTGGTGGACGAGGTAGACAGCGCAGCCGGTTGCGCGGGCGATTTCGTCGCGCCAGATACGCATGGCCCACTTGACTTCGCTGTTGCTGTTTTCGTCGCCTTCGAAGGTTTCCGCGAAGGGATCGACGATCAGCACGCCGATGTCGTTGTCGATGATGTAGCGGCGCAGCACGTCCACGACGGGGGTGGAAACGACGGTCTTGCGGTTGGGATCGGCGCGGGCGACGATGATGCTTTCAGGATCTTCGGCCAGCGCGATCATGCCGCGCAGCTCGGCCACGTCCTTGCCCATGACGCGGCGGGCTGCGGCAAGGCGGCGGCGCTGCTCCTGCATGTCGTCCTCGACGTTGATGACGAGGGTGCGGCACCGCTTGCGAGGGGCCATTTCGCCCCATTGCTGGCCGGTGGCAAGCGTGATGGCGAGTTGCAGGGTGAACAGCGATTTGCCCGACCCGCCGGGGGCGACAAGCATGTGCGTATAGCCGGACAGGAGAACGCCGGGGATCACCCAAGGGCGAGGCGGGATAGCGGCCTCGTCGAAGTCGAATGCATCGACGACCTTGAGGATTTCCGCGTCTGGAATGTCTGCGGCATCCTCGACCGGCACAAAGCCGGTTGCGTCCACTTCGGCATCCTCTGCGGCCCAATCGGGCACTTCTTGCCAGCCCGGATCGCTTGGGTCGGGCGGCGGCGGCGCGGACGCGGTGAAGCTGGTGGAGCGGCGCTCGGCGTAGAGCGCGCGGAAAGCGGACTTCTGATCGCCGCCGTGTTCGAAGTGCAGGAACAGGTCGTAGGCATCGCCGTAACAGCCGCCCTTGAAGGGAGTGCCGACCCGCGCGCCCACGTCCGAGCCGGAGAGGCTGACCCACTTGTCGCCGATCACGCGGGTGGCATAGGTGCCGCTGGTTTGCATGGGCGAGCGCCAGTCGTCGCCATTGCGGGGGGATTGCTCGTAGCCGTAGAGCTGGAGCAGGGTGGTGACGGAATTGTTGGTGTTGAACTCGTCGATGATCGAAACGTCACCGGCGGGACGCTCGGCACGGCGGCGCTCGGCTTCTGCGCGCAGCCGTTGCCG